TAAAAAGCCGGGCGGCTTTGATATTTCAGGAAGAAAGGAGGTCAGACCCATGCCCAGAGGAATGATGGATATAAATTTTAAAGGTTTCGAGGAAGTGCAGAAAAAGCTCAAAAACATCGAAAAACAGAGCGCTATAGTAACCAAGAGGACCATCAGCGACATTAAGAAAAGAGCTCCGGGATGGGTAGCTACCTCCGTTACGAAAACATATAACATCAAGAAAGCAGAAATCCTAGGAAGCCAAAAAAACAAAAAACCAATTGGCAAAGTAAAAGTCGAAGGAGAGACAATAGACGAGCTGCAGCTTGTATTTGAAGGACGACTACTTACTCCGGTTCACTTTGGAATGACACCAAAGAAACCGCCTGCTGGAGGAAAGAGTTATATATTAAAAGCTCAATTCTTTAAAGGCAAACAGGTGGTTATTGGTAGATATAACAAAAAGAAAATCCCAGGAGGACCATATAGTGAAAGGTCCCATAATATCCTTATGCCGACTGGGGCATCATCACCGGAAAAAGTGCCATATATTCCGTTTCAAAGAATGAGCAAGAACCGGAAAGACATAAAGAAATTCACGACACTGTCCGTCCCACAGATGATCACCAACGAGGAAGTGTCTAAGGATATTAGGTCCACACTCAATGAGAACATAGAGAAGCGACTGGACCACCACATGCAATCGGCTATGAAAAGACTTTAAAAGGCTAGCAGGGAAGGCCCAGAGGCGGGCAAATCGGAGCGGAAAGGATAAGGGTAATAGTTTTAATCGAGAAGACAAAAACAAACGCTTAAAATCGAAATTAGAAAGCGTGAGTGAAAAAATTCTTCAGCGGTTCCTTTCAGAGACCAAAAAAGCCTGCGGTGCTGGCGAGCCCAAAAAAGGCCTAGTTAGTGAGAAAAAAATTTAGGGCATTTCGTTACGCCCGGAGGAGGAAGTCATGTCCGAAGCATACAAACCGAACCTACAAAAGACCCAAGTCATAGCCAAACTATTCGGCTTGACCGTTCGCCGGGTGCAGCAGCTAACCCAAGAGGGAGTTATATCGCAGGTGGACGGCAAAGGCTATGACCTGCTGCCGACAATTCAAAGATATATAAAATACCTCCAAGACAAGGCATACGGCCGAGAACAAAAGGCCCAAATGGTAGACCTTGAGACAGAGAAACTTAATGCAGAGATAGACTTGAAAAGGTCCAAGGCCCGGATGGCCGAGCTGGAACTTAAGGAGCTGGAGGGCAAGATGCACCGGGCGGAAGATGTGGAGGCAATGACCACGGATCTGGTGTTAAACATCCGGAGTATGCTGCTTGCTCTGCCCGGACTTTTAGCCGTAGACCTTGCAGAGATAGACAACCCGGCGGAGATATCGGAAAAGATAAAGGAGACTGTCCATGGCATACTGGAGGAGCTCTCCAACTACGAATACGACCCCAAGGAATATCAGAGACGGGTAAGGGAGCGTCAGGGGTGGGAAAATGAGCAGGACGAGGAGTAGTGAACTCAAAGCCTTAAACTCCGTCGTAGCTGCTGCAGTTAAAAACTTCAGGCCTCCCGAAGATTTAACCGTAACGGAATGGGCAGAGAAATACCGAAGACTGTCGCCGGAAAACAGTGCAGAGGCCGGACCGTGGAGAACTGACAGGACTCCATATCTCCGAGAGATTATGGACGCATTCACGGATCCGAAAATCCGTAGGCTGGTAGTGGTGGCCTCATCACAAGTGGGAAAATCCGAAATGGAACTGAACATGCTCGGATACCTTATAGACTCGGACCCGGGGCCGACTTTATTTATATTGCCGACAGTGGATGTGGCCCAAGACTTCTCCAAGAGGCGTATCTCCTCAATGATTAGGGACTGCAGGAGATTAAGACGCAAGGTAGCGGATGCCAAGAGCCGGGACGGAAATAATACCGTCCTTAAAAAGCAATTCCCCGGCGGAATGCTAACTATTACCGGGGCCAACAGCCCGTCATCGCTGGCCTCAATTCCGGCACGGTATGTGTTCGGTGATGAGCGGGACCGTTGGCCATTAAGTGCAGGAGCCGAAGGGGATCCGTGGGGATTGGCCGAGGCAAGAACCACCACATTCTACAACTCCAAGATGGTGGAGGTGTCAACGCCAACCATCAAGGGGGCCAGTGCCATAGAGGCGTCCTATGAAATAGGAACTAGGGAGCGGTGGTGCCACCAGTGCCCGGAATGCGGAGAGTTTCATAACATCGTATTTAATAATATTAAATTTGACTTTAAGACCAACAAGATAAAGGGCAAGAAGATTTATAAAGTAAAGGCCGTATGGTGGGAGTGCCCATCTTGTGGCCACGCAGCCACGGAAGGCATCATGAAGAAACAACCGGCCAAATGGATAGCAGAAAACCCGGACGCTTACCATCAGGGAGTCCGGTCTTTTTGGATAAATGGATTTGCTAGTCCGTGGATGTCATGGGACAGAATAGTCCTCCGTTTTCTTCAGGCAAAAGACGACCCACACAAATTAAAGGTGGTCTACAATACAATCCTTGGGGAGCTGTGGGAAGACAGAGGAGACCTCGAAGATGAAGACAGCTTCCTAGCACGCAGGGAAGAATACCCGGCCGAGCTACCAGATGGAGTGCTGGTGCTCACCTGCGGAGTAGACACACAAGACAACCGTATCGAGTATGAAGTGGTAGGTCATGGCCATTATGGAGAGACATGGGGAATTAAAAAAGGCTTTATAATGGGCCGGCCGGACAACCCGGAAGTGTGGGAACGTCTTGACGATGTCATAGACAGGACATACCGGTTTAAAGACGGCAAAGGTTTAAAAATATCCATGACCTGCGTAGACTCCGGAGGTCATTACACCCAAGAGGTATATGAGGCCTGCCGTGCAAGACAGCATAAGCGGGTATTTGCTATAAAGGGTAGAGGCGGCGATGGAGTGCCATACGTAGCACCGCCAACCAAGGTGCCAATAAGACAAAACAAGAGAATTACATGCTGGCTATACACCATAGGAGTAGACGCCGGCAAATCACTCATAATGTCATCGCTAAAGGTCCAAGAGCCCGGACCAAAATACTGCCATTTCCCGAGGGGTGAAGACAGGGGATATGATGCCCTGTTTTTTAATGGCCTTCTTTCAGAGCGGCTAGTCCTAAAAAGGTCACGAGGTAGAGATCGCTGGATGTGGGAGAAGATACCCGGCCACAACAGAAATGAGGCACTGGACTGCCGGAACTATGCTATGGCAGCATTCAGGATCCTTAACCCTGACTTGGAGGCAGTAGAAAAGAGGCTGGCCGGCATTCAGGAAAAGCCACAACTAACCCGGAAGCCGGCTAAACCCAAGAGGATGCGGTCGAATTATTATGATGACTGGTAGGAGGTGGGAAGGTGAACAGGGCAAAAATTAAAGAGCAAATCGAGCGAAAGAAAAAACGACTTCAACTCTACTACGACCGGGAAGCTGAAATGTTAAGCCAAGATGGTGTGAAAAGCTATGCAATAGGCTCAAGGAATTTAACCCGTTATGATACAGCACTAAAGGATATTCAGGATAAGATAAAGGCCCTCGAGGACGAGATAGAACAACTAGAGGCTGCCCTCCAAGGGATTAAGCCCAGAAGGGCAGTCGGTGTCGTGCCGAGGGATTGGTAAAGGTTATAAGCCATAGGGCTATAACATATAAAAGGCAGGGCAGGTTTTCCTCCTTTCCCTGCCTTGCTCCATTTAAAGCGAGGAGGTGAAAACCATCGAAAACAGCAAAAATATGAACCGCAGATATAGAGCTCCTACTGGACACGGAACAAGAGTCCTAAACAAAGGCTATGGCGACGCCGGGGCCAGCTGGAAGAAAAAAGCCCTTAAAGGTTTTACTGCAGAGTCCGGAAGCCCAACGGAGGATATAGACCAACATAATAGCACATTAAGGCAGCGGGCCAGAATGCTTTATATGGCTGCTCCGATTGCCACATCTGCCATCCGGACCAATAGAACCAATGTCATAGGGTGTGGCCTTAAACTCAAGAGCAGGATAAACAGACAGATACTGGGCCTAACCCAAGAACAGGCCGAGGCTTGGGAGAAGCGAGTCGAGGCAGAGTTTGAACTCTGGGCAAGCAAAAAGCAGGCGTGCGACGCTACAGGAATAAATGATTTTTATGCAATGCAGCAACTGGCCATGATGTCATGGCTAATGAGCGGCGATGCTTTTGTCATTATAAAGCGGTATCCAGAGACGCCGCTATACCCTTACGGTTTAAGGCTCCACATCATCGAAGCAGACAGAGTAAGCACACCAGCCGATATGCTGCAGCCGCTGGCCAATCTCACGGAAGGGAAGGCCAAAAACGGCAACCGTATATTTGATGGCGTGGAGATAGACGACAACGGGGCGATAGTGGCTTATTACATCAGTAACCGATACCCGGACAGCATAATAAATCCTGCAGATATTAAATGGACCAGAGTTGAGGCCTACGGAGAACAAACAGGGCTCCCCAACATTCTGCAGATAATGGATAGCGAGCGGCCAGAGCAATACAGAGGCGTGAGCTATCTCGCACAGGTTATAGAGCCCCTCCTACAAATGAGGAGATACACCGAAAGCGAACTGATGGCAGCATTAGTGGAGAGCTTCTTCACTGCATTTATTAAAACAGAAGCAAATCCAAACGACGTCCCTTTTAATGAGACCACTCCACAGGACCAAATAAGCCACGACCCCAACGAGTATGAGATGGGGCCGGGAGTCGTTAATGTCATGAACCCCGGAGAAGATGTAACCTTTGCAGACCCGAAACGGCCCACAAATGGATTTGATGCTTTTATGAGAGCGATATGCGAGCAGGTGGGAGCTGCCCTCGAAGTGCCGGCCGACTTACTGCTTAAAGCTTTTGATGCCAGCTACAGTGCAAGCCGTGCCGCCCTATTGGAAGCGTGGAAGGCCTTTAAAATGAGGCGTGAATGGTTTACCTCCGATTTTTGTAGGCCAGTATACGAAATCTGGTTATCAGAGGCAGTGGCCAAAGGGAGGATATCGGCCCCGGGATTTTTCTCGGACCCAATACGTCGCTCCGCATGGCTCGGATCTGAATGGATAGGCCCATCACAAGGACAACTGGACCCTGTGAAGGAAATAACAGCCGAAATACTGGCAATAGGAGAGGGCATAACCACCAGAGAGCAGGCAACAGTAAAACTAAACGGAGGGCACTGGGACTCAAACGTGGAGGAGCTGGCCAGAGAGAACCAGCGGCTCTCAGAAGCGTCGCCTAATAATCAAGCTGCAATTGGAGGACAGACGCAGCTGAAGACCTCCGAGATAATACGCAGCGTAGTAAATCAAGCGATA